ATATACGGCCATGTTTTATTATTGTAGTAAACTGTAATATTCTTTAAAATGCTTAAGACGATCAGCCAATCCTATAGTTCCACCGTTGACTCTCTTTGTAACTTCTGTTACAACTGCATCTGTTGCTCCTTTGTCAGCAATCTTATGCAGTCCATTTTTATGAAAAAACCAAGCTGCAGAAGCTAATGGATATTTAGTTGCTACAAGATCAGGATTTGCTACTACGTCCTCATTTATAGATTTTGCAAACTCAGTATAGTTGGACTTTCCGGTAAGCTGAATATAGCCTCTTCCCTTAAATTTGAACCCTTCTCCACTTGCTTCTGGACCATTTCCCATTCTACCGCCATATACTAAATTGGCTATCTTTTCAGGCTTTCTTTCATACAAAGCAGCTTTTTCTGGAGTTGGAAAATACTTTTTAAATATTCCCAATAAACCTTTGGCTCCATAATTCAGGTTTTCATTAACTAACTTAAACCCGCCAGACTCATGTCCTGCTTGAGCAAGAAAATGAGCTAACCTCAATGGTGTATTTAATTCAAACTTAGTGATAGTGTCTGGTAGTTGGGTTATTACCACCTCTGGTATATGACCCTTTAATTTTTCTAAATTCATATATGATTATTAATAGGTTACAACTCTTCCGTAAATATCAGTATTAGGGTATCTAACTTCAAAAATAGATGGATCTAAACTTGGATAGATTATATTACTTTTGGTAGCACCCTTGATATCGTAACCATATTTTGAATAACCATTTGCTTCTCCGTATTTATTTACTATTTCAACTTTTGTTACGCTTTGTACTCCTCTTATGTTTCCGCAGCTTATAACATTGGTTAACTCCGATAATAGAATTGGCTGATTGATCTGCCACTTATCTATATTGAAATAATCTCTTACTGCATTAAGACATTGATTAAGAACTTCCCTACTGTTGTAAGAAGGCAATACCACAACATCAAAGTTTACACCTATGTTTATATAATAAGCATTCTTTATAGTAATTGCATCTGTCATTATCTTATACTGAGAGATGTAATTCTTCAAGTTTTCTTTTACTGCTAAAGACGCTTCTGTAAGCCTTTTATTTGCGTCATAAGACAAGACGTATAAGCTTAGTGCTAGAGGATTATTATCAATATAATCAGGCATGCTATCAACCTCAGACAATGCTAAGTCTTGTGTAATATATGCCTTAGCTACTGTACCAAACTTAGGAGGCATACTAAGCGCCCTTATAATATGATCTTCTTTAGTAACATTTCTAAGCTGGGTTGGGAAGCTTGCTATTGTTTTTAAACGTATGTCTTCAACAGTATCTCCATCACCCCCACCTGAAGACGGAGCTTCATTATTGAAGGTTACTGATCTCTGTATATATCCTAATAGTCCTTGATTTAAGTTAGTAGGATTCAAAGATACAGTTGCTGTATTTAATTCATATATTTGAGATATATCGTTAGATGGTACGTTTGTCTGCGCTCCCCCACCTGCAATATACCTTACGGTAAGGGTTGTGTTACTAGGAGCCAGTCCGTAATCTTTAGTGTATATAAAGTTAGACGGATCATAAGCTGCATATATCTTAGATATAGAATCTATAAGACCCATACCTACGTTATCCGGATTTGGTATGATCTCTTCATCAGGATTTCCTGTTATGCCTGATCCAAACTCTATTGTCATCTGGTTGTTCTCAGTGTATCTAGTTACAAACCTTCTGCTAACTTTTTTTAATCTAAGTAGATATGGAGTAGTATTACTATATTGGGATAAGAACGGATCGTTTAATTCATTGTTCTTTACTTCTTGGAATACAGTATTCTGTGCCAGATATGGTACTTCATACCATTTGTTCCCATCACTGTCTATAATGTCCAGTATCTGGATTACATTATTATCTTGGAGTGTTACACTGTCAAACTTAATAGCTGATCCAAAAGTAAAGTCTTGAGATTTTATTGTACCAGCAATGGCCTTAACTTTCTTCTTAAGGAGATAGTATTCAGGTTGATTAGTGCTATTATTAATTTGATATACACTTACCTCTGTGGTATCAAAAGAAGAGGAAAAGCTAAAGTCTACTGAATCTTGTGTAACAAACACTACGTCGCTGTTAGTAAAAGATTTTACCTTTGCTTCCTTATCTACTATAAGAGAATAAGAATAATCTGGAGATGCTACACTTCCGTTTATAACTGCTGGTATCTGTTGATATATGCTAAGGTCTACAGTTGCTGTACTAACTACTTTAGGCCTATATCCTAAGGCATATGCCATGGACATAAGATTTTGCTTATCCTGTGCAAAAAGAAGGAAGTTCTCCTGAGTCTGCTTATCTACATAAAAGGACAATACGTCTCCTACATAGGAAGCCATCTCAATAAACATGTTTCCAGGAGTTGCTTCACTGAAATCATTGTATACTGTAGGGAAGTAACTTTTGGCATACTCTACTAACGCCTCTTTAAAGCTAGTAAAGTCTTTATTTATATATTTTATATCCTTCTGTGTCATTAGGTTATTTGTATTAATATTGTGTCAGCGTCTTTTTTTATAGAGTAGTCTAACTTTATATTAAGCAGACTCCTCTGTAGATCAGCTGTGAAATCTAAATTATTCACAGTTATCATTGGAAAATATAAACCTAAGTTATCTAGAAGAACTTCTTTTGCTATAGTAAAATCAGTGTTTTGATCAAACAGTAACCTTCTTAAATCAGCACCAAACTCTGGATTGAATGGTCTCTCTCCTTTATTTGTTAGCATGTAGTTAGTAAGATTGCTCTTTACTTGATCTTTGGTTGTATAGTTTATAGTGAATACGTTATGAGTATTAAATGGCAGTTTTATCCCAAGACCCCTATTTGGGTTCCGAGTACTGCTGTCTACTGTATACTCAATACGGTTTCTCATACTATCCTACTTTTTCTTTCATTTCTTTCCACACAACAGATGCTTTGTTTATGAAAGGAATTGGCGCATCTATGTCAGGAAGAGATCCGTTCATAGACATATTCATACCCTTTTCCTCACTAATTTGAGGCATCATAGGCTGTTGTACTTGGCTTGTGTAAGGACTTGATTGCCTCCTAGAAAAATCAGATCCTACTGCTTCCCTTAGCTTTGTTTTAAAGTCTTCAGGATTTTGGTAAGATTGCTGAGATCTTGGTTGTAAGTTTGCCTCTCTAGCTTCTTTTATAGATTTGGCCAGTAATTGCTTTACTTCTTTCAAATCTTTTTTAAAGGAGGTCTCTAATTCCTCTTTGACAGCAGCTTTTACAGCTGTGTTTACTACTTCTTTGATCAGTTCTTTAAACAGTATCAATTGATCTTGTGTCATATTAATAAATATTTAGTTACACGTTTTATATTCCTATATTTAATATTGTCTTTAGTTCTTCCATTAATTCTTCCGGAGTTGCAAAATAACTAGGAGCCGTCTGTGCTTTTATCATCCCCGATTGTTTCTCAATAGCCCTGGCTATTAGCTGCTTACTGTCGTATTTTTCTACCTTTAATGTATATTGATTGAACTTATTATCTGTAAAGTCTTGAGAATCAGACGATATTCCGTCACCAAGCATGTCGTCAGCCAATAATTGTTCAGCTATATCGGTGCTTACATAGTTTCCTTTATCCGCTTCGTCCTGTATTTTTACAGAGACCTGGATAGATCTAAACTTTTGGATCAATCTATTTAGTACCTGCCTATTTTGTAATAACTGCCTTCCGAGTATCTTTACGTACTGATTTACTATTTCTTTTAGAAATATTAACTTAACTCCTTGCTTAACTACTTGGAATATAGGACCAGTTACTGGGTTGGCGGTCAATGTTATTTCTTGTATATCTAATAAAGATTTATATACAGTTATAGCTGTTTGTATAGCTATTAGAGAATTTACTACGGTGTTTAGAATAGTTATGGTCTTATTTATGGAAGTTATCTTATCCTGAACTCTTTTCTGCAATTCCTGCGCCTTAGCAAGATCTTCTCTCCTAATGGTTATGACAAGATTATTACCTTGTAAAGATATCCTTCCTTTACTGTCTGTTTTTTCTACAACCTCTTTTACTAGCTGATCTATTTTCTTTTCTATGTTTACAGTAAGAGAGTTTACTTTATTCAAAGTTAATTGAATAGCAGACCCAAACGGATCGCTTACTGCACCAGATATGGCATTTATAGTATTGTTAACACTATCAGGGGACGTCACATTATTTAAATCTAATGCCATTATATAGTTTTAGATACTTTTGATTTTATAGGAGAGTCTAATTTTGTATAAAATTCTCCAATTTTCTTCAAATCTAATTGTAATTTATAAGCTGCTGTTGAAATTTCAGGTAAGCTAGATACTCCAACTCCTAAAGCTTTAGCAGGTGATATAAGGTTCGAAAAGTTATTTAGCGCTGTCATTATTTCATTTAGACACTTAATAACTGAGTCGGCCTTAGCTATTGGTTCATTTATACCATTTTCAGGTAACCCAAGTTGAATAGATGGAGCATTGACAATGAATACATACTTGCTATCCTTAGTTCCTCTAGGGCCGACATCAAAGTGTACAGAATCAGCAGCTGACATTCCTACTGTCTTTTTGGACAGTATGAACACAGAATCATCCTTACTGTTCAGGATTACCCTGTCAGAATTAAGGATCACTGTATCCTTCTCATAGCTATTAAAATCTGTGAATGGCATTATGTATATGGAGTATATTGAGTTTTACCGTTTACTTTTACAGCTTTTTTTATATCCTTTCTTTGTCTACCAGAAGAACTATATGATACGTGCACCCAATCTGGTTCAGTATTTGTTCCAAATTCCCAAATTAATTGATCAAAATTTAAATTATTTTTTATGTAATTAAAAATATCGGAATTTTTAACTTTTAAGGTTTTAGAACTTCCCATATCTATATCAAGAGCTTCCCCTCTAGTATGTTGAGAATTTACACTACCTCCAACACTTACATTTTTATCAGGTGCTCTATAACCACTTGTTATTGGTATATACACTCCTTTAAAATGATTTTTAATAGGGTTATATATTTTTTCAATTAA